TTCAGTACCATCATCAGCTATTTCTTCTTCCGATTTCATCTTAAAGATCGAGAAACTTGTACACAACCAAATCAATCTATCTGAACCAGACACAACATCTGTAGATTCTCTAGTAATACCATCTCTATTCAACTGTACAAAACTTAAACAGGGCACATCGTACTTCACGCAGAAGTTATGCAACTTAGTGATTTGGAATCCAAGAACCTGATACTCCTGCATAGCATTGCTAATACCCTCAGACCCCATGAGTTTTAGATAGTCATAAACAATAAGACAATCTTTAGTCTTTCCATTTTCATCGAATCCCACATGTTGGTAAATCCACTTTCGCATAACGGCTAAGATGTTTTCAAATGACTGTCCCGCAATACTGAGATAGTGATAAGGGATGCTCTTGAGTTCTTCCCCAGCAGCCCTAACTTTTTCCTTATCGATTTCATTGTCGTTAAACTGACCAGTGGAAATCTTATTGATATCAACACCACTCAGATTAGCCAACATCCTGTTTAGATGGTCCTCCTTGGACATCTCAGTGTCCAGCATCAGAACCGGAATGTTCGAGTTCTTTGCCACATTGATTGCTACAGCATCCCCAAACATTGACTTACCAACCTTAGGCCGAGCAGCAATTAGATCCACAGACTTTCTTCTAAGACCACCACCAATAGCTAAATCATATGCAGTAAATCCTGTAGGTATACCAGCAATATCACATTGGTTCTCGGCCAAGTAGGTAATGTAATCCTCAATATTATCCCCAATAATCTCTGTATTCTTATTCGAGTTTTGGTAGATATCTGATGTAGCATCGAGGATAGGTTCTTCAACCTTAGATATCAAATCGATGATATCCTCTTCACCTGTGACTGAATTTAAATCTTTCTCACAAGCCTTAAGTGTTTGTTTTAGGTCTCTTGCTAATTTGAGTTTTGCAATCTTGGCCGCATAAATGCCAGCATTGTCTTTGTGGATGGGGAAATTAAAGAGAGACCTAATAAAGGCAACCTCTTCCTTACTACTTATATGCTCTTCTACACCTAGATCGTTTGCCGCAGAAAGGATGGAAGTCAGTTCCACCTTAGAATTATTAGTGAGCGACTTATGGATACAGTCAAATAGGATCTGATTCATTTCATCATTGAAATGATCCCCTGTGATAAAATCGATATCCAAATAGCAATCCAAACCATACTGACACAGTGAGGCCAATACAGCTCGTTCGGATGCAGGATCTTGGAGGGATGGTTGTTTTATTTGCTTAGGCATCTGTCACAGACAAAAAATTCACGAACATGCTTGGGATTCACAGCAAAAGACTTATTGCATCTTTGACAGAACTGATCGACTGGTTTGTATGCAGTTCTGTTTCTATTTGATGGAGTAAAGTCTGGAGTAGACACATCTGAAGCAATAGTGCCGTCATCTTGAAATAGATTTACCCTTTCCTTCTGATCGTTAACAGGTGATCCAGAAGTGGGTTCGTTTGTTTTCTGTTTCATTGTAAATAAATAGTCTTCAGATCTTTCTATGGTCATGGTCATCTTCTCCTAGAAAGGTTTGTTAGAATGTCCGCCATCTTTTGTATTCTCTCAGATTTGCCATCAAGTGTCGTAACCCTAGCTTCTGCATGATTCTTAATTTTCAAGATGTCACTAGCCGTAGGATTCTCTTTGATAGCAGAATAGTATTTCTCTTGCCATTTGGCAAACTTGCCGCCATAATTCTGAATCACTGTAGATATTATATACCAAATGCTAGCCTCTGCCCAATCTAAAATAATTTTTTCTTTAACTTTAGCACCTTCAATATATTCTGAATACGCATATAGCTCATAAGCATAGCAGGCACATTCTTCACGAGACAATCCTTGAATTTCTTCCGACCTCATATTGAGGATCATTTTTACCTGTGGATTGTCGTCGACTGATGGTAGACTTTTACAGGCCAGCCACGAGTCCATAGCCTCCAAGAATTTATTCAATTTTTCTTCGCCGCTCATTTAAGCCCTCTTGCACTCAAAAGATATTCTATCTAATAGGAATGGTAAGTTTTCTAACAGAAGTAAGTCTGTGTCATAAGTTATTTCTCCATGTGTATTTTCAAAATCCAGCATCATTTTCTGTAGATTAACAGTCTCATATCTTTCAACCAATAGCATTGGCCATATTTTAGAAAAAATACGATTTCCATAATTATTTTGAGCTATCGGCACCACGTTCATAAAGATACATTCCCATAGCCTATCGGTATCTATGCCCACTCCGTTGGGGACTATGCAGAATTTATGTGAAGCGAGCGTTGATAAAAATTCGTCGAACGGTAGTAGAGAATCAGCAAAGAACTTCTGATCTAATTGTTCATCCCATTCGGGAAACCTTTTTGTAAAATGGCAATTAATATACTCCTGCGTGCTGGCCCATCGGATCACATTGCCCCTATAGTTATGCGTTATTGAGAAGTTAGCATAGCACAAATGTTCTTTCTTAGTTATTCTAAGATGTTTGAAATCAGCAATTTCTTTTCTGGTAATACCTAATGGGAGTGGACATATTTTATCGTGTATGTTCTCATAAAGATTATTAGTGTAGAGCCTTTTATATTTTGTCAATGCTTCGTCAAGGTTTAAGTTTAGAGTTCTCAGAGGTTGTCCTAATTTGTATTTCTTTTTTGGGACGCCGGGTTTGTCCATAGTTAAGCTATAGGTTCCACAGTGCATAATAGCTGTATCAAGGCTGTTTGGATTATTTTGTAACTGATTTTCAAAATACCTAGCTTGACTTGGTGGCATAGTAACACTACCAGTCCAATCGGGGGACATATGATGATATACAAAGGTATCATATGTAGAGGTTTCCCGTGTTGTGTTGCAGGTAGGGCACACCATTCGCAAATCTTGCACATAAAATATTTTACTCAATTTTTCTTCGCCACTCATCTATATCCTCATCATAACTAAGTTCTACTAATCTAATGTTGTTTAGTTCACACCATTCTCTTTTTTCTGAATCTCTAGCCTTGGCTTTATAAAATGCCATTTTATTTTTATGGAAGAATGAATTAAATCTATAGTGCTGCTCACCATGAACCTCTACGATTAAATCTCTGTTGGGTACAAACAAGTCAGCCCTAAGTGTGCTTTTTCTCATTGCCGTTTTACTTCCCGGCAAAGAAACTTCTTCGAGTATCCTATCATAAGGAAACAAAACCTGAAGCAATTCTTTAGCTTTTGTATGCAGGGAAGATCTAACCTCTGTCTCTGCCTGATGGATAGATGGATTCCAAGAGTACTCTCTACCGTCAAGACCTTTAATATTCATAGCATAGCCTTTATTTTTTGTTCAAGTATAGATACCAACTTGGGATTACTGTTCAGGAAATTGTACAGTTTGTCTTGGCCTTGAAACTTGAAAGCTTTCATCACAGCATCGTCATCGTCAATATCTAAGTCTGGCTTGATTTCTTTTGCTACATCTTTACACTCTAACATAAAGGGGCAACTACACCAAGCACCAGCTTTATTAATCATACCCAAGTCCTGTGCAAGTATAAGGACTTCTTGAGTTTTGTCAATACCGTGACCGTATCGAATCCAACTTTGCACTTGGCCACCGGGAGCACCCATCGATGAACAAATGATTCTCCAATTGACCGCCTGTCCAATTCTCTTCTTACTATTGTCTTCCCAAGGAGAGATGGCGGGGCTTTTTTCACCCCCACCACGAATTTCCATTCTTGTATCCGCTTGGTACTGGATTTTGTTTCCGCCATCAGCCATTTTAGAAGCACCGAAACCACCAGTATTGGCAATATAGTGAGTGATAGCAATTACCAAACCATTTTGTCTGGGCAACAGTTGTCCCATTTTTTTAGTAAAGATTGAGAGGATCTTAGGGAGACCCGCACGCCCCGGTGTGAAATCTCCATCTAACTCTTTAGCAGGCAGTAATGATGAAATGGAGTCAATAATTAGGACAGCTCCATCATAATCTACATTACTCATAAGCTTATGGGCGACATCAAGAAATGTTTCAGCGGGCAATGGCTCATCTTCTGGTTGGATAATCTCCATCTTCGCTGGATCAAGATCCGCAACCTCAAAGTTCATTCCTTTCAGTCGTCCCTCTACATCTAAATAGATAACTGGTCTGCCTTCCTTTTGACAATTGGCAGCAATCTGCATAGCTGTAGTGGTTTTACCGCTCTTAGGATCGCCGGTAAGAGTGAGCCAACTACCCTCCAGTATACCACCTCCGAGAGCAATGTCAATAGCAGGACTTACAGAAATGACCTTTTTGTTCTTTTGGCTCTCAAGTACCTGTGTGCCAGTAGTAATGATCTTCCCGTAATCTTTAATAATCTTTGCAATATATTCAGGTTTCTTTGCTTGTATCATCTTCTATATTTCTAATCTTAGAGAATAATGTGGACTGATTTCTGAATGACTTTCTTGGTTTGTGCTCGATCTCAACAGTGGAGTCGATTACCTTCTTTTCTTTTTTTGATTCTTTCTCCAAAAGTTTTGCGACCTTGGCAACACCCGTGTTTACGAATCGCAGTATCAAAACATATCTACCAGACTTATGTAAAAACCCTAGCGAATAAACATTTCTACCGCTAGGGCCGTTGATATATTTTAATAGAGCATCCTCACCGTATTTCTTGACTAACTTATGTGCTGCACGCACTTGGGTTTGATACTCCTTATCTTTAGATTTATTCCAAAACTTATATTCCAAACTCCCTTTATTGTCCTTTTCAGCCTTTCTCAAACAGACCATTTCGGCCACGTATTGAGCGGCACTACACAAGTTCCCCGTCGAGATGCTTTTTAACTTCTTCGTGTTGTCTTTTTTCTGAGTCATCTTTGAAGATCATATTATGAAGGTTGTCACGAGTCAAGATTCTTTCTGATTCTTTTTGCTCAAATTCATTATAAGGCCAAGTATATTTGGCAACATCTACCATAGAGCAGTCATCTCTCAGATGTAAAACTGTCAATGTTTGGAATGATTGAGAGTGAGATCCATCCATAGCCTGATCTTTGGCAATTCCCCGCATAACGGCTATACCATCTAATCCATTTTCATTCTCAAAGAAAATCTTTTTCTCTGCACCAAACATATAAAGCTCGACACACGCAGGCCAGACTTTATTAGTTTCACAATGATTCCTGAGTCTCAACCAAGGATTTGGCATATCGGGCCTGTCATAATCCCCGTAAACCTTTACACCGTCTGTCAATGTAATTACCCAACTGATCATCAGTTGATCGTGAGTAAGTCTATAGAAATATGGATCTACCTCTGTACAAATCATACTAATTATCCTTTATCCTATGAATGACCCCTTCCTGATATCGTTTAGATGTGGATGTTCTTTTTGGCCTAGATTCATCGGCTGCCATAGAAGCATTTTCCGTCATAATCACAACACCACGCTCAGGCTTAGTCGCAAATAAATTTGGTCGAGGACTTTCAGAGATTTGCATATACCGAGCCAACACCTCTTCAGACCTATCTAATTTCTTTGAAATATCCTTAATATCCATCGCATGATTATTGTCGATGAATTCTTTTTCCTTGTTTGACAATGGTCCCTTTTTCATATCATTCTCCCATTAAAGATCTTCTGGCATGTGTGAAGTGAAGCAAATTCTTAGATGATAAATACTTTTTGTAAAGATCGAACGTAGCCTTGGAAACCTTTTTAAACTTATAAAGTTTTTCATCGATTCTTTTATCCATTCTATGAGCATCTAAAATTTCCCCTCTTCCAAATCTAATATAAAATCTTTGCTCGCTTTTATCGTCAGTCTTGTTGATAACAATTTTTGCGTATGCTTTATTCTCTTTTGTGTGATGACCACCTATGCCCAAAAACATTTCAGTTCTGTCTGGCTGGTCTGGCAAATTTAAATCTGATATATCCTCATTCTCCCAGCGGCTCATTTAATTTCTCCAGTTTGTTTTTAATATTTTGTACACAGTCCGCCTCCGAGACCCCCGAAACAGTAATTTGAGCCTTCCTAGCTATGTTATATTTTGCCAACCTCTCATCACTTATCGCTGATGCAGGATCTCCCCTTAAATCGATGGCTCTAATATCAATATCAAAATTAATTACAGCCACATGAGGGAAATTTCTTTTAGACATTTTCTAACCTTAATTCTATTTCCACAATCTAAGACGATATGTTCCATATTTTCCAGTCGCAGTAGCATCAGCAGCTAATGTCATTCTTCTTCTTGGCACACAGGTGCCCAATGTTTTAGGGTTGCGGCCTCTGCGACCCCATCCACAGCCCTCAAATCTTGCCCCGTACCTCCAAGGATTAGCAATTGAATAAGGTGGATGCCACCTATAATTTCTATCAGCCATGTATTTTACCCGTACCTCAGCCACTTGTTGTAATGTTAAGGGCTTAGAGACTGGAGTAGCACACATTAAGGCAATTAATAACCATTGCATTTCAGCATCCTTTCTGGACTATTTACCATCCATAATCCATTTACGCTTTTGTTCAGCACTCATAGAGTTAATTTTTCTATTGAGTTTTCTTTTTTCAGACATCTCCTGCTTCATATTATGTTCTTTTTGCTTAGTTTGACGCTCATATTTTCCCATCTTTTTACTATTTCTATCGGCCAATTGACCGATAGTCTTGGCTTCGCCTTTAACAAAGATATCACCCCCATATATTACACGCTCCAATTTTTTCATGCCGCACTGAGGGCATTTCTGCAGCGGTTTGTCTTTGATGGACTGCTGGACATCATTTATTTCATGATCGCAGTTAGAGCATACATAATCATACAGGGGCACAGTGTTATATCCTACAAAAGTTATAAAAAACATACCAATATGATGCAGGCATATGCAACCAACACAACAGCCAAATTTGGAAAAGAGTCACTCCAGCGAGTATGGCCCATAAAAACCGCATATGCTTTCTCTTGATATTATAGAAAGCAGCCTGGAATATTAACACAACTAAACATGTCATTCCAGCTTTAACGGACACAAAATTATATGGATCATAGGTTTCAATCAGATAGTGAGCTACGGGATTTTGCTCTCTATCCAAAATGGTTTCTTTGGTTTCTAAGGTGTACATAATATCTACAGACGATACCAGTATTATAGTTAATAACTGGAGATAAAACATAATATATCGCATTTTATTTTAACCTTGAAAGAATTCTACGGATAATTCCATTTCTCAGGATATCTTCTTCGGTCAGCTCGCATACTGATAAACCTTTCACACCTTCCAGCCTGTCTACACATTCCCCCAACGCACTATGATTTTGAATCAGATCGCTCTGATCAATATCACCATTAATTACCGCTTTAGAGTTATAACCAATTCTGGTTAAAAACATTTTAATCTGTTCAAAGGTACAATTCTGTGCCTCGTCCAAGATCATAAAGCTATCATGAAAACTTCTACCACGCATATATTCTAAAGGGGCGATTTCTATAGTGTTAGATGCACGCATTGAATTCACAGTTTCTCTTGATAAATATGCATTCATTTCTTCTAACAATGGTACAACCCAAGGTTGCATTTTTTCATTTAAAGATCCCGGCAAATAACCGAGACCTCTGGTTCCCACTTCTACTACTGGTCGTGTGATTATAATCTTTTCTATTTTTTTGTCAAGTATGTATTCACAGGCCAATGCCACAGCCACTGCCGTCTTACCAGTTCCTGCTGGTCCAGTGCAAATAGTGATATCAGATTCAGCCATTTGCAATATATAATCCCGCTGATTTTCTGTTTTTGGGGTTAATTTTTTTCGTAATGGTTTGGGTTGAGTATTTTTCTTAGCTGTTCGCCTCTTGGACATTTTACCTCCTAATAAGGACCATCGTAAACCAAGTTCTGGACAGATGTATGCTTGACGAATACCGCCTCACTAAAGTTGTTTTCGTATGATATTGATGTTGTTAAGTTTTGACCTTCAGTATTGCCACCATCAGTGTTGATGACGGTCACATAATTATGCTCACCAAGATCCCATATAAAATATGAACCATTCTGCTTGAGTGCGGTAATTAGAATGGGTCTATCTGTCTTGTTCCATTCGGTCACATCTCCGCCAGCATTGGTGGTCGGTGCGGGTTTGCCCAATGCGGTATTAAAGTTAGTAGCCGGAGTAAAAAATGTACCATCATTGTTTATCTGTTGCGGGAAATCCTGCCGAGCAATACCCTCAAAAGTCACCGCCACATCGACCGGCAGGTCTACAACCCTCCATAGATTTTGAATCTTTTGACCTTTAAAACCTGTGCCAGCGGTGTGTGATCCGGGCCATCTACCCACATCAGTAAAATCTGTATAATTTATGCCAAGATTTATTTGAATACTCTGGAGTCCTGTAATTTTTATACCGTCCAACTTATTAGACAAATCAAACATTAACTCTACTTCATCTGGCAAGATGGAAATATATGTAGAGTCTGAGTTTTGTCTCCTTAGATTAGAACCACTATACCTACTTAGTCCAGGTTCTCTAAATTTAAAATCATGCCACTTAACAGTATTGCCAGATTCCGCCGAAGGAAGTCCTCCACTTCTGTCGGCTGCTGGTAATTGAGCATTGCTAAAGTCTTGTAAATCTAGACTTGTAATCTTCTCACTATATCTTGTGATAAGGGTCAGAGTTTCGGTGATAGAACCATCAATGGAAATATTGTAAGCGACATTTATAAGTAGGCAATTTCTATACACATTGAGCAGCAGTGCATTCCTGTCAGCATCACCACCCCCAGAGGAATTATATCTGTCACTACCCACTCTTGAGAATTTGTCGGAAGTATATATCAGACTAATGTCATAATTTTTTAAGGATTTTGTAGCTGTGGGGTTAGCTGTATCCACAAACCCACTAACATTGAGATTGTCCTCATACAAAAGATGAGACTTTTTATATGGGAACTCGTCATCAGTGTAATTACTGGGGTTTACATGATAGAACAAGTCAGCATCTTGATCGATCACACGCTCAATAGTGATCTCAATTTCCTGCTGTCCATAGTAATTGAACTGCTGCTGAAATCTGCCAATATCGGGAAGACTTTCAGAAGGGGTAACCCTGCTCACACCTATAGATTGAACACCAGATAACCACTTAGAATCGGCATGATTAGGAGCGGTGACCTCAGCTGTATTTCTCTCAACAACCAATACAGCTTGGCAAGCATAGAATATTCTAGCATTTGGATCAGTAAAACTCATGTCTATTCCTTACATATTATTAGTTTAATATGCTATACACACATTTAGGTTCCAGAAGAACCAAATCCACCCTCTCCACGCTCGGTATCAGATAAAGTATCCACTGCTATCATTTCCATTTGTGAGACTGGTTGAATTAAAATTTGGGCAATTCTGTCTCCAGCCTCTATTTCAACAGGTAGAGTAGAGGTATTATATAGGCAAACTTTAATTTCACCCCTATAACCAGAATCCACTACACCAGCCAATACATCGATACCTTGCTTCACAGATAACCCAGAACGAGGCCAAATTAAACCAACATATCCGTCTGGGATTTCTAACGCGATACCAGTTTCTATTGTTTTACGCTGATGCTCAGAAATTATAGTCGAGTTCGCTGCATATAAATCCCACCCAGCATCTGATGTATGGGCTTTTGTAGGCATTTTAGCCTTGTCATTTAGTAGGACTACAGGGATTTGAGAGGAATAACTACCCAAAATTTGACCCGCGAGATCTACAGACGTTTCATCAAGTGCCGTGCCAGAAATACAAGCACTGAGCGGGATCGTGGGAGGTTCGACATTCTGATACTGTTCATTAAATTGCCTCATGCGTGCTAGAATTTCCCTGTTATCTGGTTGTGACATAGTAATGTTTCCTAAAAAAGTTCTTTAATAATTTTACCACCATTCACCATCATGAACGGTCTACCTTGAGGTGAGTAAAATTCTTTGTGAGTATCGACATCTAAAGACTTTAATATAGTCTGTGTTAAATCTTCTGGTGTATAACGTCCATCAACGCACGACATTGCAACTCTATCAGTTTCTCCAACACACATACCTGAATTAAGCCCACAGCCACTTAACAACAAACTAAAAGCTGCTGGAAAATGTCCACGTCCCCCAGCATTACCATCAATTTTTGGAGTTCTACCAAATTCTCCAGTGACTAATACCAATGTTTTATCTGATAGTCCACGATCTTCCAAATCTGCAAACAGAGTAGAGACAGCAGAATCTAGTGGTGGTAGTAACTCATCTTTCAATAGTCGGAAATTTTCATCATGCGTATCCCAATCAGTATGCTGGATAGTCACACATCTAACTCCGGCCTCTACTAAGCGACGGGCCATTAAACAACTTTGACCTAATGTAGTTCTACCATATTGATCTCTGATTTTAGCTGGTTCTTTTTCAATGTCAAATGCTTCCTTGGCTTCTTTAGACAACATTAAAATCTGAGCTGACTCTCTAAATGTATCAAAACTATTTGCTTTACGATTCACTTTAGGTGAAACTTCTTGAGTTCCTTCAAATCTAGACAGTTGACGCCTTAATTTTTCCCTGATAGATATTCTATCGTCAGATAGAATTGCTGGTGGCACAAGGTTTGGCACGGCAAATGATGGAGAATTAGGGTCTGCATCGATGATAAACGGGGCGTGCATTGGTCCTAAGTAAGAGGACCCACCACTTTTGTGCATATTTGGTAAGCAGATATACGGCGGCACAGATCCAACGCCACCCTTTTCGTGAGAAATAATCGAGCCAAAAGACGGATTTTCATTATTCGGCATTTGTTTAGCTTGGAATGATGGACTCGCCTTGTAGCCAGTCAGCATATAATGATCGCCTGATCCATGATTAGAGTCACTATGTGACATAGATCTAACTATAGAAAATTTATCCTGCTGTTGTGCCAGTAGAGGTAGATGCTCTGAGATATGTATATCTGGTACACATGTTGAAATTGGATTAAAGTCTCCGCGATATTCAGCAGGAGCATCTGGTTTCAGATCAAACATATCAATCGTACTGGGTCCACCCTTTAAGAATACGATGATAAGAGATTTGTCAGAAGCTTCAGCCACTTCGGACGCATATGAATGCATGGGTAGAAATAATGAAGCAGTCCCACCCTTTAAAAAATTTCTTCTGGTTCTCATAATAGATCTCCAAAATCCATATCTTCTAAATCATTTTTACTGGCACCAATTTTATAGCTGGTAATTTCATGTTCTTGTGGTGCGACCTGAACAGACTCACTTTGCATCCAAGGATCTGTCCATCCAGCAACAGGATTCTTACCAACCTTTTCATAAGGTAATCCAATTGACTTACGACGGGACATACATAGCCAGTCAATATATTGATGTAATACAGTTTCGTTGAGACCAATAATTGATCCATCTTTAAATAGATATGATGCCCAGTCTTTTTCTTCTTGGGCAGCTCTGTCAAACATCTCTATAGCAGCATCTTGGCATTGTGCTGCCACTTTCACAAAACCTTCACTTTCTTCTTTGTGAAGGATTCTCAGAATTTCCTGCGTATTAGATAGATGTAGTGCTTCGTCTCGTTTAATAAGCTTGATGATATCGGCATTACCTACCATCTTCTTGTTTTCCGCAAAAGCAAATGAGCATATAAAACTCACATAAAATCTTACTGCTTCAAGAATATTGATACTAACAATAGTCATATAGATTTGTTTCCTTAAATCTATAGTCTTATTGTCCGCCATACCCATAAGATTGTTATAATCCTCAATAGCACTAGCGGCCCTTTTCATAATTTCTTTGTCAGAATAAATACCGTCAAATACTTCTGAAGAATCCGCGTAAACATTCTGAATGATATAGGAGTAACTCTGACTATGAATCTTCTCAAAGAATTGCCAAGTCATTAAACACGCTTCCAATTCAGTATTAGAAACATATTCCAGAAGCGTAGGTACTCCACGGCATATAACACTATCAAGCATAGTCTGATACTTTAGATTAGAAGTAAAAATAAACTTCTCGTTATCAGACATTTCTTTGAAATCAGATCGGTCTTTCTTCAGCTCCACCTCTTGTGGTCGCCAAAAAAACTCCATCATCTTACTATCAAGATTAGTAAATACTGGATACTTGATGATATCAAATCTTTGTACCCCTAAGTCCTTACCCAAGAATAAGGGTTGACTCATTGCATCTACGTTTTTAGTATTGAAGATCGTTTTCATATTGCACAAGCTCCGCTTTCACAACCTAAATCTTTTTCAGTATCGCCATCACCATCTGGAGTGTTAGCATAATAGAAATTTTTTAGACCGTATTTATATCCGTATATTTGATCTTTAATTAAAACACTTAACGGAATATTGCCGTCTTCATAATGAGCATAATTGTAATATAGATTGGTAGACATACTCATATCTACAAATTTTTGAATTACGGCAGCAGTATTCAGCATAGCCTCATTATCCGTCATCTCCCAAGCTTTAGTGTAGTAGTTCTTACGAGAATGATAATTCGGCACCAATTGTTTTAAGATTCCGTTCTTTGCTTTTTTGTATAAGAGAAGATTCCTAACTGGCTCGATGCCATTTGTACTGTTCTGTATAACAGAGGAAGACTCGCAGGGCATGATAGCAGAAAAAGTAGAGTGGCGTAATCCATATTCTTTAATCCTTTTTCTTAGGTCTTTCCAATCCATTGTATATTTGGGTTTAACTAATTTGTCAACCGACTTTTTGTACCAATCAATAGGCAACAAGCCTTGTGCATATTTGGTATCTCCAAATTTTTCACACGGCCCTAATTCTTTAGCAAGATCACAGGATGCATTAATCAGATTCCATTGGATCTTTTCCATTGTCTCGTGAATTAAATTAAGAGCTTCTGGATCACCGTAGAATACTTTGTGCTTTGCGAAGAATCCTGCAAGGTTTGTAATACCAATACCAAGAGACCTTCTGTTTTTAGTGAAGTTTTCACCAGCCAAGACTGGGTAATCTTGGTAATCTATAACTGATTCTAATGTTTTTACAGCAACTTTACAAGCCTTTGCGATGTCATTATCTGAATTCAGTTCAAGAAGATTCAGAGCGGATAGAATACAGATCCCGATTTCCCCTTCTGAATCATTGATATCTTTGATAGGCACTGTAGGATGAACAATTTCACAGCAGAGATTAGACATCTTTACTGGAATATCCCATGACCCATGCTCGTTTGCTGTATCCAGATTCATAGAATAAATACGACCAGTTTCAAGTCTCTCTCTCGCAAAAATTTCAGATAACTTACGAGCAGAAATCTTTTTCTTAAATTTGATACTACGAGCATTCTCATATTTCTTATATAGTTCTTCAAACTTTTCGTTGTCACCAAACGCTTCATACAAACCCTTACATTCATTAGGATTAAACAGGGTAATATCTTCGTTGGCAACCAGTCTCTCATAGAACAGTTTACAAAACTGAATTGAATAGTCAAGTTTCCTTACACGATTGTCGTCAGTACCCGCATTATTCTTTAGAACAAGCACATCCTCAATCTCATAATGCCAGAAAGGCACATACACAGTTGCTGAGCCTCCTCTGAGGCCGTTCTGACTCGTTGACTTAACAGCCGACTCAAAGTTCTTTAGGTATGGAATGATGCCTGTGTGGATAACCTCACCGCCTCTAATAGGAGCATTGATAGGTCTGATACGCCCCATGTTCAAACCGATACCGGCACGACGAGCAGTGTACTTACCAACAGCATGGAGCGAAGAGAAAATACCATCAAGGTCATCATCTACATCAACTAATACACAGGAAGCAAATTGCTTAATTGTAGTTCTAACACCAGCCATAATTGGTGTAGGCAAATTAATTTTAAATGTAGAATAGGTATCATAAGCTTCTTTGACTTCATCAGTCGTGTTAAACAAACACATAGCAATAAGCATGTAGGCAAACTGCGGAGTTTCGAATATTTCTCCTGTAGATCTATTCTTAACAAGATACTTGTCAATCAATTGCTGTAGTCCAGCATATGTGAATAGATCATCCCTCGAATGATTGATATATGATTCGATCTTTTCTAAGTCTTCGGTTGTCCACTTTTCCAGAATTTCTGGATCATAAACACCATTATCAACTCTAACCGCTATAAAGTCATAGAAATTGGGTGGCTTTGTTCCACAACCCCACACATCTTTTCTTAGCTGCATATTCAGCAGTCGGGCGGCGGCATACTGATAATTAGGGGCTGATTCTGAAATTAAATCATTAGCGGATTTAATTAGAATTTGTTGTATTTCTGAGGTCTGTATTCCGTCATACAGAGATAGATTGGCATTCATTTCTATATCTGATAGAGAAACACCATTCAGATCCTCTGTGGCCCACTGTACAACTTTATGAATCTTTTCAACATCATAGTCCTCCAATTGTCCATTGCGTTTTGAGATCTGCATTATCTTCCTTCAAATTGTATTAGTAATAGGGATATTACTATTATCAATAACCTTGGTAAAGTTTTCACAAAAATTTTAGACAAAGCAAAGGACGGCCCCAAATGGAGCCGCCCCCTGAGGTAATTTTACATACCTGTAATTGCCTTGTAGTCGAAGAAGTCTCCACCACTTGAAACACCAAGAGTGACAAAGTCTACCTTCATGACCAATTCACCCGGAACTGCTCGTGTTGGCTCTGCTGCTGAGTCAGCCGCGACATCAGTAGCATCTCCATCACTAATATCAAACATATTCTCATTCAGAGCAGCTGGAGCTGTCGCGGTATCCATACCACCACTAGCAACTTGCAACCAGTTAATTCTAGCACCGATGGCGGCACCAGTACGCTTGGTAGAAGTCCAACTAAATCTACCAGCACGCAATGCTGTAACAGTCTTAGCACCGAACGAATGACGGAACTTGTGAATAGAATTATTCGTATTTCCACGTCCAGTAATAAGAATGTTGGTATTAGCTACACCAGAAAGAGTGTCAGTACTAGAAGCAATAACATATTTTCCGGCCTCTTCATAAGCAAAAGTACCACCAGAAAGCACTTTTTGATTTGCACTTAAACCATTTGCTAACACTTTAGGTTTAGTGCCATCACTAAAAACAGTGGCATTATCTTTTAACGCCAAAGCTTTCGTAACCCTCTCAGTACTGGTTGTGGTATTACCAAGAATAGTACCACCTTCGGTTGGTGCGGTGAAAGCACCGCCAGCTGTATTCACTAAATGTGAATTACTACTAGGAACTGCCATAATAGATCTCCTTTACAGAAACAAAAAAATAGTTTTTCCTCAATTATCCAATAAGAAGATCCAATTCCTAATACTTATCTATCGTTATACACAAATCAAATCAAGTCATGATGCTTTTTTTTGCATATTTTAATAGCATTTCTCAAGCGACGACGGGCTGTTTCTCGGCTATAGCCATTAGCTCTACCAATCTCAACCATCGTCATGTTATACAAAAACCTTTGTTCTAAGATACGAGAGATATGATTAGGTAATCCTGATACCAAATCATGCACCTCTGTGGAGTATCCTTCTTTCTGCTTAACATCTGGGTGGATGTCTCCCAAATGATGGTCAGGTCTCTGTTTTTTTAGTTCGCTCTTAAAGGCATAATTCAATTGATTATGTAGATAAGTCGTGAACTTAGCACCCTTAGATTCGTCAAAATTCTCCACGCATTTCCACAATGTCAACATTTGAGCTGATTCAATATCGTCGGCGTGAAAATGGCGATTATACCTGAGTGAAACTTTATTCATAATATTTACAATGTTTGGATCCTTCAGAAGATCCTCAAAAGATTTATCCATCATTTCCCCTTAAAATAATACCACCAATCAAAGACTTCATTTCTAACAAGCTATTTAGACCATCTAAATATCCTTTATCCATCTCGTCAGAAACGACGTACTCAACTTCTCCCGCAGGAGACACGAACAAGGACCAATATTTTTTACTTTCAAGTTGCTCCTTTACTAAGTCAACGGTAATACGAACTTCCTTAGACTCCAACACTTCCTGTTCTGTGTAGTCACATAATAGAGTTTCTACATCTTTACGCACCTCCGTAATATCAAATAATTTAGCAATACCAATGAAAAAAGAGTAACGACCAATCACTTTGAGAGCTTCAACACCACTCACTTCAGTTTCTAATTTCTCAGCCATGTCTGTAGTGATATCAAAATTTGTGTGACCTATCCAACAATCCCACCTATTTGATGGTTTTAGTAGTGAGTCTTCTGGATATGGACCTAAAGGAGTATGGATGATCTTTGGTTGACCACCGAACAAATCTGGATAAACAATATCTGCAGAGGCGGCATTTTCGATTTCCGTATAGGACATTTCCTGTTCGCCCACCTCCTCTATCTGACTCACTTGGAGATCTTCAAGTTTAGCATTCCAGCTCTCCCACGCAATAGTTTTTCGAGTAGCCATGCTATCTTCTCCAAATAAGGGTTAAATTCTAGTTACTTTACTAGGAGGCACTGCCACGTTATCTGATTTTTCTCCAGTTTTACTGTTTGTAATCCTGAGTTTTATCATATCAAACATCTGGTAGAATATCTCCTCCTTATCTTCTAATACACATTGCTCTTTTAGATCTGTTAGGATTTCTGTTATTAAATCCTGCTGATCTATCTTATAGAAGATATCTGCCATGCTTTCAATAGCAAGCGGCTCATTTTTCCAATCACAGGCAAAATATATCAAGCCATCAGCGTCTGCGTAAATTGTTAGTTGTGCAACATGCAAGTCATCATCGTCATTAGATGATGAGGAAGTTGTTGGATCGAATGAGTTGTTCATAATATGGATCTATTTCTATGTTCTTTGATTGAATCTCATGCATGGTGTAAAAGTGACCCGCTTTATTCATATTTGGTATGAGAGGTCTACTTGAGGTATATACAATTTCATAATCAAGTTGGTCTGTTTTTCTAAAGTCGCTAACCTTTGGCAAGAACCATGATTTATCAACTCTGAAATTTTCAAAATATATATTTTCTAAAGCCTCATATGGATCTTTATTACCCAGATAACAAGACGGAAATTGCAAATCATCATTAAAAAAGATAGCAATATGATTATAGTCTGTCATTTTTAACATACTGTTATACTGTGTAAAGAGTAATGATACCTTTATCTTCATTAGGTATCCTCGCCGAGCACTTCTTCAGGGTCTGTATTTGGCACTTGATTTTTTAGACCCTGAACAATCTCATATTCCGCTAAAGCTCTCTGATAACTATCTAAAGCTTTTAAAAAATTATCCAAATTTTCTGTTTTTTGATCATGCAAACACGAATTCATTATAAAACCATATTCGTCCATTCTGGATCTAATAATACTTTCAGCCGCTTGAAGTAAGTTCATGTTTCTTCCTTCCTGTTTCTAAAAAAAGAGCACTTGTATATTATATTATAGCAAGTGCTCGCATATATGTCAAATCAATTTCTTCATTTAATTTTCAGAATTGTCCCTAATCCATGTAATCATCGACTGAATCGCTGTAGAAATAACCGGAACCACAAGCACTCCTAACTCACCAAGCTCAAGATTACCAAGGTTTTGAGCCACGTAGGTCAGTCCTGCAGCTACAGCTACCAAGACGGCATTCTTACCTAAATTATAGATATCAGCACTGTTTAAATTGTACTTCGGAGAACCATTACTCATTGTTTTGCCCCTTAATTTTAGTCTGGATTAGTTTCTTTACCTGCTCCTTGCTTTTGTATCCTCTTGTAGATAGTATAACTTCTTCGCCTTGTATCAATAAAATTGTAGGCACTTTGTTGATTTTATACTTCTTGAAAGGACCGGTTCCTTTGTTCCACATATGTTTGTGAAATTCGATATTATGTTGCTTAAGAAAAAGCTCCATAGTTTTATGTTGTTCATCTTTATATTTTAAGGGATCGCTTAAACTTTGCCATACTTCACGATCCATTCTTCTGCATGGCGGACACGATTCCGCACCAAAAACATGTAGCTCATAGTCGTAAGGCTCGCCGTCCGATCGAGGACTGAGGCTATTGAGCCCAACAATAGTGGAAATAGTTACAACGGATGAAATTATCAGCGAATTAAACCAACCCATTGATTAACTCCTTAACAGAATTTGCCCACGAAAATTGATTTGCTGTATCGATACCTGCCTGATTAATAGCAAGCTCTCCATCCCTCTTGGCGGTGTGGATATCTCTCATATGGGTAATGATTTGATCCTTTTGATTATCAGATATCTCTGCCCATTTTCCCACCTGACCATTGAAGAATACGCCATCATATGCCGTTTCCATATTCTCTATTGAGACTAATCTACAATTACCTCCATTACAAAATTCTGTATGGGCTGAATAATCAGTAGAAATGACATGCTTCCCACATGCCATCACTTCCAACAATTCAAGGTTCCAACCTTCAGCTCTTGCTGGGAACACCCCACAGTCAACCTGAGACATAATATTATACACATCCTGATGTGTTGCCTGTCGGGGAATAATCTTTATCTTATGACCCAATGGCGAAGTCTGATACAAATTTCTCCATTGACTATTTCCCTCACCAATAAAAGGATTATCGCACATCATCCACAATTCTACATCGTCATTGTGCGAAAAGGCCACATTAAAACATTCTAAGATAACATCATGGCCTTTTCTTTTCTCCCATTTACCACAGTTGAAAAAGATGGTCTGTGGTCTACCCTTAAGCCCATTTGGTTTAAAGATTTCTGTGTCCACCCCAAGAGGAACCACATGGACATCAGCATCTTCAAATTTAGTGTTATTGATGATAACATTCTTAGCCCAGTGAGAACATACAAAAATCTTGTCACATTGTTCTATGCTAGCAATTTCATCATCTCTAAACTTATCCAATTCGAAAATAGGATATCCTATCAAAGGTTTAGCACCTTGTAAGTCTTCTGGCAATATGTGTAGCTCATTCTGATGCCAGATTTTTACAATTGGTAAATCGGAGAGAGTCTCTTGGTTGTTAAGAGCCCCTGATACCACATCATTGGTAAATTCTGGTTGTCCGATAGGATATAGTGTCACATCCTTATGGTCTTTCCATAGTGCCTGCAGAATATTGTATGATGCTACACCATACCCTAGCGTGTTTATTGGAGCTACCAAATTAATCATAAAATTTCCTGTTAAGTAAAATTACCACATTCTACAAGACCAGTACCGTGCTTTCCATTTTGGACCGGGTGTGTCGCACTTATGACGTGCCCTAAAGCTTTTTCTTCTTGCGGGATTATCTCTCTTGATCTCCATATTGGGGTCGCCAAAATTAACCTTAACAACATTTCCTTTCTCGTTCTTCACATAGACTGAAAACTTTTTAGGTCCATCTGGAGTTCTGAAAGGTTTGTTTAGCTTGACTTTTCTACCTTGGTATTCACTTGCTTTACTTTTCTTAGGATGTCCCTTCGGAAGTAGATCATTATCTTGAGTATAAGCAGAATTAGAAGGTTTGCCAGTTCTAAGTAATGTTAGAAAAGCATTTACTCTAGCAATTGCCCATCCATGACGACTCATCTTCGGGGCATGACTAGTAGAGTATGCACCAGCACCCCTACGATATACAGCCTTTAACATACCCAATGTGGCTTTAGAACCTTAGAATGTGATCTTGCCACTAGGGTTTTTAGCACTATCGGGTTTGTTCTTTTTGGAACCCTTTTTCTGATCCTTCTTGGGAGCGGGAGTTCTACGTGGATCATCTTTGCCGGGTTTGTCAGACTGAGCCTTTTTGATCTGTTCTGGAGTAGGTCTATCAGGATCTCCGGGTTGAGCAGGCTTGTAGTTTTTGCCTTCTCTCTCTTTCTTGCGACGAATATTTTCCCATAAGCCCGGTTTTTCAGCAGCAAAATCCCATTCTAATTCTTCTTCCCCCTCACAATCAACATAGTCTTCTTCTGTAGGAATCACAAAATTATCTTCATTGATTTCTTCTTCGAAACCGTATGAATCGTAATAGTAATTAAAATCTGCCGCCTCCATATAGTCAAGATTTTCAGTAGCTTTGGATAGACATACCGCTGTTCTCTGCTGGCTACTTGGAAATTCTTGCTTAAGCTTATCGTCTGTCATGCATCTCGACATGAAATCATTAGGCTTTTCGTTATCTTTCTTGGATGGGATTGGCATGATTAACTCCTGTTAAGTTTTGTATTTTAGATCTCTCCAAATATTGTTGGTGAGTTTAACTGCGGCATCATTGTCTGATGGATAATGAACTCCTTGTAATACTCTAGCTTCCCCAGTTTGATCTGAAAATGTTTTAAAGTCTTTAGCATATTTAGGATATTTCTCTGAAAGTATTAAACAAACCAAATGGCCATATGAAGTATGTCCAGATGGATATGCTGGAGTATGATGTGTCTCAGTCCTAATGTACTTAATTTCCATCCCGTATTTTGGTCCAAGTTGATAAGGTCGAGGTCTATTGTAAAACCATTTAAGATTCATAACGATAGGATATATGACAGACCAGTACGCTTCTATTTCTTCTTTTGGATAAGGTAGATTTTTTTCTTGTAAGGTAGAAACAAAGAGAAGTCCCGGATCTTTATCAACCTCGTGGACTAATTTAACTTCCTCTGCTGTTAAATTACTAGACATAAGCTGTACTTTATGCAACTCGGCTTTAGTTTGCTCGCTCCTATTAGGTGGAGGATTTGCAATAAGATTTTTCCAATCAATATCTAAGCCGGTGATAGTTGGATAAGGATTTTTCTTCCAGTATTCAAAATCTTTGTCTGTAGAGTATTTGATGTTCTCTATGGACTCAACGATAGTATTGTCCAGTTCTAAAATATTACGCATATAGGGCCTCCCTCCCTTATATACACAAAATCGCTTCTTTAATAAGATCTTCGGCTGAGGCAAATCTCTTCCTTGAGCAAAGATCCTGAACAAGAGAACTGGCCTCAGTCTTTTTGAGACCCAGACCCCTCAGTGCTTCTACAGTTTCGGCAAAGTACTCCATATCAGCACACTCTGGTGGCATTTTCTTCTTTTTCTTCTTCTTCTTCTTTTGTTTGACTTTTTTAGGTTTACTGGAATGTAACTCAAACTGAATATCTCTGATGGGCTCTTCTGTAACTCCGACTACATCGGCAGAGACATGACTACCCCCTAAAGAAATGATAGACTGAATTAGTCTGCCCCAAAGCATAATAAACATGGGTAGCATAAAGGCAAACAAGAACAATAGTGCAAGATCGGAATTCCAAGTGCCCGTGTTAGTCATCGTTTTGCGTCCTAGATTTGATTATTTGGTTTTCTTTGTTTTGAATCTTCTCGACTTGTCTCTGCATCTTCCATGTTTCATTTTCCGCCTTCTTTTCGGCGGCATTATTTAGTCTTCGTGTGTGCTTTTTCTGTCTGTATGCTTCCATTCTTTCTTTTTGTTTTTTTTGTTTTTTCTGTTGCTGTTTCTTATTCATATTTGCTTCTTTGTTAATGAAAGAATAACGAGACCAACATTAGCCATAGCATAAGAAAACCACACCAAGGCCCAAGCATACTCTTTTTTGAGTAGGTAAGAGATACCCGCACCCGCATAGAGAAAAGTCACCACAAGAGTGATGTATTCTGTAAACTCAAAGTTTTTCATTATTCTGTACAGCCGTCTAGTCTTTTGATTAATTTAGACTTAGACTTAATCAACTTCTTCTTCTTACGGGTCAATTCTTTTAACTCACCGTTAGAAATAGTTGGATTGTAGAGTCTTTCAGATAGTGAATGGATCTGATTTTCGATTTCAGATAGCTTGAACTGTATTCTGGTTTTATTCATAGTAGAGGGGCCTTTTAGGGACTTACCCAGGTCACTAAAATGGATCGTTAACTAA